GACTATTGAATGCTGACCAATACATCCGCAGTTTGTACCTACCTGTCTAATTGAAAAGACAAAAGGAGGTCCAACAAATTGCATAACATAAGCGGCTTGATCCGTTAAAATAAATATATAATCCTTACCTTGTACAGCTCCGACAATGTAATTACCTGTATCTAATCTAAAGGTACCTGCGGTATTTGTTGCAGTGGGCGCCCAAGTATTAAAGTCTTCTTGGTTTGAAAATCTTATAAACATTGGATCTTGAGTTGATGGCGTTCCAATCGTTGTTTCTGTTCCTAGTAAAATTAAATGTCTATCTCTATCAGATACAATAGAACAAACAGATTTAGTTGGAGCTCCTGCTATTACAGTTGCTCTAATATTTAAAGCTCCTGATGCCGCTGGATTCCATGAAAATGTTTTACCATCTTTAATAGTTGCAATTAATATTTGTCCAAAGTTATCAAATGACCAGTTCGCTGGTGACAATACAACTGTAGGAGCTGTTGATGCTTCACCCCAGGCAACTGTACCCCAAGTAGATGTTCCCCATCCATAACCATAGGTTTCATTAACAGGACCCACGAATATATAAGGAGTTGTAATTAGAGATCCACCACCAGTAACACCTGTTCCTGTTTCAGCTGTAGCCATTGTAATTCTAAATGTAGACGAAGTTGGAACTGAAATTACTTCAAAAGTATTTGTCGTAAAACTTGCTGATGTGTATCCAGTAGTCGTTGGTCCTGGTGTTGTAACACTTGTAAATATAATATAATCACCAACTGAAAGTCCATGACCTGCTTTATTAATTGTAACTGTAGTTGACGATGTTGTAGATGTATAAGTACATCCAGTTATAGCTGTGCCAAGTGGAGTAATATCGTAAAAAGCACCTTCAAAATAAATAGCTAATATTTTATTAGTACCTATCGCTGCATATTTATTTCCATCTAAATCTGTCCATGTGTGCTGGGCTCGGGCAACACCTGCTAATGTTTCAGGTAGTATTTGTTGCCAACCTCCTATTTTCTCAGGGTATCCATAACGAAAACGAATAAAATCACCATCAATCCACTGACCTTCTGCAGCAGTTGAGGTATCTTGTTTATTAAATCCAGCTTTTATGGGTATCTTTTTTAAAGGCATAATGGTTCTTATACCTTATATCTATATAATTAACAATAAAGAGTTATTTATTTATAAGATAATTAGGAAAAGCTTGTATATTAAAATGTATGAATCTAAAAGGTTCAATTCCATGATCTACTACAAATTCATGTTGTAGATATGAATTAAAAAAAATAAAAGTACCTGGTTCTGGTTTAAAATTAACTGAAGAAGAAGCTAGTGTAATTTGAGATTGATCTTTTTCAGGAAGTAAATTCATCATTCGACCTGATCTTGGATCATGAAAAACAGGATAAGATGTTTTTTCTGAACACTTTAAAAAATAAAAACCTGATATATGCCCATTCCAATGAATATGTGGAGAATGGTTTCCACCACCTAAACTTGGAAATTCTTGAACCCACAGATCAGTGGTAGCTAAAGAATAATCTGTTAAATTAAATCCTTGGTTATTTAATATATCAAAAGCATTACTATTTATATAGTTCAAAAATTCTTTAAAATTAATGTCTTGAATTAAAGATTGAGAATGATGTACAATTGCAAAATCCTTATTATAAATTATTTTATTTTCTTCCCTTGCTTTTTGTATGTAAAGATCAGATATTTTATTTAATTTTTCCACCCATTCTTTTTTTTCACTAAAATAAATAGGTGTATTAAAAATATGATTTTCAATTAAACTCATTTACCTTCAATTTTAGTATTGTCGTACGTAAGTTTTTCTTGTGTTTCTTTTTTAAATTTTAAATTCCATTCTGAAACTATTCCAACTAAATGATTACCAAAATGTCTCAAAGCTTCATCTGATAAATGTATTTTTCCTTTTTTTAAAATTAACCATCTTTCTTTTAAAGAAAATTCAATATCACAAGATCCGTTTTCGTATTGTTTAAATTTCATCACCCATACCGTATAATAATCTTTTATCTTTAACCCATTCTTTATTAGAACCATTTTTATCTACATAGTGTAAAAATGTTTGTGCATGCCAATCGCCTTTAAACTCTTCTCTCCAATGTTCAAGTTCACATCCTAAGTAAATAATAGCATCTCCTGGTTCTAAATTTATTTCTCTTCCTTCCATATATATTGGCCAGGGTGTCCCATCAGATCCAATCATGACAGTTACACTTATTTCACAAGCTGGTCTATCTTTATGTTTTTTTAAATCTGCATTAATTGTATACATTCTCCAAAATGCATAAGTACATAATAGTTCTAAGCCTGTTTCTTTTTGCAGTGTGTCTAATTTATTTACCATTAAGGATTCCATTAACGGATCTCCATAAAAATAAGTATCTTCATTATTATTTTGAATGTTATCAAAAAAGTTAAAATTTAATCGATGTTTTATTCTACAATAGTCTGTAAATAATTTAACTTCTTCTTGCGTTAAGAAATTTTTAATTAATTTATATTTAAAATTTTTAATAGTATTCATGTTTTTGTTTTAATTAATTTTTATATTAAAAGACACACTAATTCTATCTTCATTAGAAAAATTAGGTTCCACAGAATGTATTGTTTCTGAAAAAAATAATAATAAATCAAATTTTTTGGGTTGTATTTTATATTCGCAATAAAAATTAGGATCATCAAATAAAGAAAAATTTTCATTTAATAATTTACAATTATCTCCGTTTTCAAAAAGTATAGCTCCAGAATTTATTGGAACCTCTAAATAATAAACACCACTAATCATGTTTAAAGTATGATAATGTCTGCGGTTAAAACTTTTAGGAAAATTTTTATTTATCCAAAAATCACAACTCTTTATTGTAATTTCTTTTTTTTGTTTGAAATTACTAACAAAATTAGAAACTGGATTTATAAATAAATCATCAACGATATTTTTATTTTTACTATTATTAAAATCAAAAATAAAGTTATTCGTTTGAAAACCACCTTTATTAGAAACAATCCTACCTTCTTTTTTAACAAAAGAATTATTCAGTAAATTTATAAAATAATTATAATAATCTACATTGTTTACTGAAGTTTTATAAATAGTAGTTTTAAATATATCTATAATCATATTTTTATAATGCCCAGGCTACGACTGAATACCTTGTTCCTTTCGTTACTGGTTTAACTGTATGCGGATATAAAAAATTACTTGGCCAAATAATCAATCTATTTGGTTTTACATCTACTTCCCATTCTCCAGATCCGTCTGGATTTCTAAAGCATAAATTTCCACCTTCATAATCGTTATTTAAAAGTAATATGCAACTCATTGTTCTTGGAACTTCTGCAAAATGATCTACATGCCAACTATAAAAACCAGTATTTTCATATTTTAAAATTTCAATATCAATAATATTTTTATAACCATAATCTAAAATATTTGCATCAAATTTATACTTTCTTAAAAATTTATTTAAATAATTTTGTAATAAATTAAACCAGTGGACATTAGAAAGTGAACTATTTAAATTAGAAAGGACCAAAGCATATGTTCTTCTAACATTAAAATCTACTCTTGACTCATTACCTCCTGCAATTTTAGTTTCTTCAAATTTACTTACATTAGCGAATTTTATTAAACTTGATAATGTTTCTAAACGTAAAACATTATCGTAAATTTTTACAAAATTTTTTATTTCCATGATTTTTTATTCCAATATTTTTCTTTATAGATATTTAATATCTTTAGACCATAAAAAAGTTTAGAGTTTTGTATTTCTTTTTGTTTTCTTGGTTTAAATTTCATTTTCCAAGAATCTCTTTTAAAAGGAATTATCTGGACATAAGGCGTTCCTTTTTTAATGGTTGTTTCTAAAACAGGGTATTTATCTCCATTAATTACCATTGGAAAATTTATTTCATTGATATAAGAATCAGTATCTACTATTCCTGGAATTATTGAAAATCTATCATCAGAATTGTTTAGTGGTGAAACAAATAAACAAGAATAACCTTTCGGTGTTTTTATTTTCCAAGGATTAACTATTTTATAAAAAGGAAAATTTTTATTTTTTTCTATTAAGGGAGAACCCTCTAATTGAAAAGTTGGATGATTACTAAATCCAGAATTTAAATTAATACTCTTAGCCATAAGTAATTGATTCGCATCATGCAAACCAAATGTTTGAAAAGAGTCTTTAATTATTTCTCCTTTTTCGTTTTTATTATCTACATTATGTCTTACATGAAAATCTTGAGGCATTTTTAATAAATAACCAGCCGTTAAAGAATCTAGAAAAGGCATACAGCCTTTTACAGTTTTATTTAAAATAGTATGTTCTAGTTTTTTATACCATTCTGGTATGTTTAATTTTGTAGGTATTGGATAATCTTCTTTAAGTAAAAAATAATCTTCGTGAGCACTAAATTCTATTTCTTTATCAAACATGCTAATTTAATAGCATTTTTTAAGGAAGTTGTAAAATACTATATGAAGGTTGCCCTAAATCATTAAAATATTGTTCTAATGATTGATTTAATGGATAAGTAATGTTGTTTAAATTTAAATTAGTAACTTGATTTTTATAATTATTCCATTGGTTATACAATGGATGATTTGGATTACTACTTAAAAAATTTTGTATTTGATTAGATAAATTATCCACTTCTTGTTGTAATGCTTGTTTATCTACAAATTTAGTAGACACATTAACATAAAAAATTTGATTATCATTGTATTTATCTATGGCTTTTGTCCTGTACTTTACTTCATTAAAATTTTCCTGCGTGTCTTCAATTATTTTATAATTAGATTGATTAATATCTAAATTATTAAAATCATTTTGATTTTCTGCAATTTTATACAAAGATCCTGGTATGTTATCCAAGTTTTTTAAAAAAATAAAAAAAGACATATTATGTTCCAGTATTTTCAAAAACAACTAATAATCCGGTTCCACCACCTGGACCCTGAAGAGTACCAGCTGCACCAGCAGCACGGTTCCCAATATCTGATCCACCCGGTCTAAATGCATCAACTATTGTTAAATTTGACCCCGGTTGACTACCAGCAGAACCATTTCCACCTTGGGTTCCACCTCCTCCACCATTTACAGTTCCAACGTTAGCTATATTTGTACTACCACCTGCATTTCCACTTGGAGGTCCACCCGTAGCATTATTACCACCAGCTCCTACAGAATAAGGTTGTGAAAAAGGTTGTGTTATAGGTTTATTATAAAAACCTGCTCCGCCTGTTCCACCAGTTCTTTGTGGACCACAACAGTTATTAGTTACTCCACCACCTCCACCTGCGTACATGTACACACCAATTCTATTAGCAGTTGGTGATGCAGTATAAGTTCCTGAACCAGGTCCTTGCACCATTAATGTAGGTATCCCCATTCCAGCTCCACCTGATCCAGAAGATGCAGCAGTGATACGTCCATCAGCATCAACTGTGATTGTTGCTGCTGTGTAAGATGCAGCTGTAACACCCGTTGAGATCAATTGATTTGAACCTACAGAGTTAGCTGCAAGTTTTGATTGTGTAATTGTAGATTGAGTAATTTTAACTGCGGTTACAGCATTAGTTTGAAGTTGTGCTGTTCCAACTGAATTTGATGCAAGTTTAGCTTGCGTAATTGTTGATTGAGTAATTTTAATTGCTGTAACTGCATTTGTTGCAAGTTGAGATGTTCCAACTGCAAAGTTTGCAATTTGAGCTGTTGCAACTGTTCCAGATAATGTAGATAAATCTACAACTTGAATATCTGATCCATCAGCGTATAAAATTTTAATTCCTTTATCAGTCGTAGACCAAGTTTGTCCAGTTCCAGTTGATGCATATTTAAAATTAACTGTGAAAGCACCTGTTGTTCCATTAGATACTATCCATGTTTTTTCAATT